GCGGTGCAGAAGTACCGCCTCAACGTCGGGGACCGCTCTTAGACCACCGTCCCCGCTTCGGTGCCCCTGGGCGGGGACGGTGCCAGTTCGGAGGTCATGATGCGTATCCCGGCCAGGCTCATGTCTCACAAGGTGACGTTGCAGGCGTTCACCGCTTCCACCCCGGTCGGCGAGTTGTACGCAGATCCGGTGACGGTGAGGGCGTCCGTTGAGGATGTGAACGAGATTGTCAGGAACTCGCAGGGGCAGGAAGTGGTCTCGTCCACGCGGGTGTTCCTGGATCCGGAGAACTGGGTCCCTGCGGGTTCTCTGGTTACGGTGTGGGCTGGGATGCCGCAGGAGCGCACTGCGAAGGTCATCACCGCGGCAACGTTCCAGAACGCATACCTCGGGAACGTTGAACTCCGATTGGAGTGAACCATGCCCAGTGAATGGCGCGGCGATGTCGCATCGAACCTGCTCGGACAGTTGGCATCCAATGGTCTGAACCGGGCAGCGGACTACCTCTTGCACGAGTCTCAGGAGCTCGCCCCTGAGGACACGGAAGCGTTGGAAGAGTCCGCGGTGACGCACAAGACGAACCCGGCCGAGCTCGCAGCGCAGGTGCAGTACCGGAAGTACTACGCGGTGTGGCAGCACGAGAAGTTGAACTACCACCACAAGCACGGTCAGGCGAAGTTTCTCGAGCAACCGTTGGTGCAGCATGCACGGGACATCTCGAACATCGTTGCCAGCGAGATCGAGAAGGGGTTGTGATGACGTACACGCCCCCGGACACGTACACGGTGAACATGCTGACCGGTTTGGCGGACGTGCTGAACGCTTCGGGTGCCGGCGTGTACCACGGGCCGACGGGAACATACACGTCAGCGGAACGTGGCATCTACTTCTCGGCCATGCCGCCGGATGCGGTGCAGGGCATCAGCATAACCCGGTACTTGGATGTGCCGGACATCATCGCGATCAACCACGTCAGAGTGCAGGTGCTGACTCGTGCAGGCACGAACCCGTTGGATGGTGAAGCGATCACCGATCTGGTCAGGGACACGCTGCACGACAAGAACCATGTGGTGCTCAACGGGGTCCACGTTGACCGTATCCGTCTTGAATCGTTCACCCCTCTGGGCCCGGACGATAACGGCCGGTTCGAGTACTCGCAGAACTTCACGCTGACGGGGAACCGTTACAGCGTTCAGAACCCGTAACACGGGGCCGGGAGTCACCCGGCGATCATCAACGAAAACCCACCCCGCGCGGTGGGTTTTCCGCATTTCAAGGAGAGCATTATGACGGATTTCGACACCGTCGCACCGACGCAGGGTGACAACGGCAACTCGTTCGAGTGGCTGTGGGACATCGCTTCGTTCGTGCCGAACGACCCGGCCCCATCGTGGGTGAACGTGCCCGACATCACCGGCCTCGACCCGAAGCCGACGAACCAGATGAAGGACGACACCACCTACGCCAACAAGGGCAAAACGTCCCAGGCGAAGACCGGTGAGGACTTCACCCTGTCGGTGCAGGTGAAGGGTGTGAAGGACCTCACTGGCGAGTTCCAGCCGGAGCTTCTGATCCTCCTCGCCGCAACCGACCCGGACTCGGACGGCATCATCCGGTACCGCTACTACCACGCCACATCCCCGTCGCTCGCCTATGAGGGCACCGCCGTGGTGGAGGCGTCGCGTGCGAACACGGACAACAACTCGACCGAGTTCTTCTCGTTCAGCATGACCGGGCGTGGTGACCGGACGAAGATCACGAACCCTGGCGTCACCACGCCGGAGCCGGTGCTGTCGTCGGCGCTTCCGTCCGGCGCGACGGAGGGCTCGCTCGTCACGATCAAGGGTTCCGCGCTGTCCGGTGCAACGTCGGTGAAGTTCGGTGCGACCAACGCCACCGCGTTCGTGCCCGTCAACGACACCACGATCGTTGCCGAGATGCCGGCCGGTTCGGCGGGTTCCGCTGCCGTCGCGGTCGTCACTGCGGCTGGCACGTCCGACAGCCTGCCGTACACGCGCGGCGCGTAGATCACTGAAGGGGCACTCATGATCACCGCAGTTGAAAAAGGCCGCAATCTCGAGGTCACGGTGGGGGACGGTGATGACGCGATCGTCATCACCGTTCCCCCCGTGCCGGCGAGAGTTGGTGCCGCGATCCTTGCCCTCTGGCTCGGTGTCGCGTTCGCCCAGTCCGATCAGCCCGAAGTTGACGTGGAGAACATGACGAAGATGGCTGTCGGCGATGGCAACTGGGAAACCATCGAAGAACTCCGGTGGGCGGAATCGGAGAAGGTCATCAACGCTGCCACGTTCTGGAACGTGCAGGGCGGCGGACTCGACCTCGTGAACGAGATGCTGCAGGACGGCGTCCCAAAAGCACAACAGACCCTGTGCGAGCGAAACGGTTACGGGGAGACGTACTCACAGTTGCTGACATTGCTCAGTGGGGAATCGGGGAACCCGACCCGCGCACAGGCCGCTACCCCCGCTACCGGTACCCAGATTGGTACCTCCGGGAGCTTCGGAACGATCAGCAACAGCAACGAGAAACCGGAACCCGCATAGACACCACGGTCCTGTGGAAGCACATCTTCACCACCTGGGACCAGGTTGTGATGCTCGACCTCACCGATATCGGTATCGATGTCGAACTGTCCTGGGATCGGCCCTGGTGGTGGTTACGTGCCCACATTCTCGGGCTCCTAGATAAGCCCACCCGTCTCGCCTCGTCCGTGAAGAAGCTCATCGAAACCTAGGGGGTGGACGGTGACGTTCAACGCTGGCACCCTCGTCGCAACGATCCAACTGTCAGGCAAGAGCAAGTTTGATGCTGACCTTGCTTCGTCTGGTCGCGCGTTCACGAACACGTCATCGTTGGCGGACAAGGCCGGCAAGGCGATCTCTGACACGTTCAAGGGTGCGTCGATCGCTGCTGGGGTTGCTGCTGCAGCGACGACAGCATATGTGACTTCCCTATTCCGCACGGGTGTCGCGTACAACCAGTTGCAGCAGCAGTCTCGTGCCGCGTTAACCACGATCCTTGGTGGCACGCAGGCCGCGAACGATCAGATGGACAAGCTGGACGCGTTCGCGAAGACTTCACCGTTCGCGAAGTCGGTGTTCATCACCGCGCAGCAGCAGCTGCTCGGTTTCGGCTTGCAGGCGCAGAAGGTTATCCCGGCGCTCACCGCAATCCAGGACGCGGTCGCCGCTGTGGGCGGGTCGAACGACCAGATCTCGCAGATCACGTACGCGCTTGCGCAGATGCTCGGTCAGGGGAAATTGACCGGGGAAACCCTGAACCAGTTGGGTCAGTACGGTATCGACGCGGCCACCCTCATCGGTCAGAAGATGGGGAAAACGGGTCAGGACATCCGGGATATGGCTTCGTCGCCGGGTGGTATCCCCGTCGATCAGGTGTGGGACCCGCTGATCAGTGGTCTTGAGGACAGGTTCGCTGGTGCGTCGGCCAATGTGAAGGCCACGTGGTCGGGTACCACGGACCGTATCAAGGCGGCTTCGCGTGACATCGGTGCCGCGTTGGCGGCACCATTTGTTGACCCGCACGGTGGCGGTCAGGCGATCACCTGGGGTAACCAGGTCGCGGACATCATGCGGTCGGTGCAGTCGAAGCTGACCCCGATTCTGTCCATGGTGACGGGCTTGCTGGAGCCGGCGTTCGACTCCATCACGAACCACTTGGATGCGGCGAAGAGCGTCATCAACGGGTGGGATCCGGGGTCGCTGGTCACCACGTTCGAGAAGATCTCGCATTACAGCGGCGCGATCGGTGGTATCGGTGGCGCGGTAGCGGCCATGAATCTGGGATTGCTGAAGTCGATTCCCGTCCTGGGTAGCTTCCTGCCGGCGATCAACCCGGTTGCTGCGGCGATCGCTGGGATCGTGCTGTCCTCGCCGGAGATGCGGGACGCGTTGAAGGAACTCCTCAACGCGTTCAAACCGCTCATCCCGGTTGCGGCGAACATCGCAGGCATCCTAGCCCGCGACTTGCAAGCATCCCTGCCAGGCATCGCAACCGGTATCGACGGCATTGCGCACGTTCTCGGACCTCTGGTGAGCCTTCTCGCCGGGGTGCCGACTCCGTTGCTTTTGGCGGTCGCCGGGTTCGTCGCGTTCCAGAAAGTGCAGCAGCCGCTCGCGAACGGGCTGCTCGACGCCGGGGTGAAGCTCGAGGGGTTCATCGGCAAGATCGGTGGTGCTGGCGGCAAGTTCGGTGGCCTGGTCAACGCGTTCCAGAACACGGCCGCATTCCTGTCCGGCCCGTGGGGTCTCGCCGTGGGTGGTGCTGCAGCTCTGCTGCTGGGTCAGTTCTTCGACAACATGGCGCAGGCGAAGCAGAAGGTCGACGACTACACGAACTCGTTGGACCAGAACACGGGCGCCATCACCGACAACAGCCGCGCCCAGGCAACACAGAACCTGTACCAGTCGGGTGCGTTGGCTGCTGCTCACAAGCTCGGCATCTCCACGAAAGACCTCGTGGACGCGTCCCTCGGGAACGCTGACGCGCAGCAGAAAATCACCGACAACCTGACCTCACAGCAGGATGCCTACAACAAGGCGGCGAAGAACTCAGCACTCCTCGCAGACGGTCAGGGCGACTTCCTCGCCAACGCGGACAAGGTCACGAAAGCGTACGGTGACGAGGCGAACGCGGTCGGTGCGGCGTCCAAGCAGAAGCAGGCCTATTTGCAGGCCACAGGTGCTTCGAAGCGGGAACTGGCTGACGTGACGGAGGCGCAGCAGCAGTTCAACGCTGCTATCACCGCGAACGGCGTATCGGCGGATACATCTTCGGCTGCGTACCAGGCGAACATGGATGCGCTGAAGAACCTCGGTCAGCAGGCGAACGACTACGTCACCACGGTGCAGAACCAGTACAACAGTACGCAGCGCACCGCTCAGGCTCAGACTGAGATGACACAGACCGTGTACAACGCGGCGATCGGCATGGGTTTGAGCCAGGACGCGGCGATCGCGTACACGGCGAAACTGTTGGACATCCCGCCGTCGCGTGTCACCGAGACCGCCGTGAACGGCGTCGGTGATTCCGCGGCCGGGGCGAAGACTGTGAAGGACGCGGTCAACGACATCCCCGGGAACCACAACACCACGGTCACGATCGACGCCTACGGTGCCTTCGCCACACTCGACGAGCTCAACGCGTACCTGAACCAGTTGGGGAACAAGGAGATCTCGATCGGTGGCAGCGCTGCCGGGTACTACGGTTTCCGGCAAGCGAACGGTGGCGTGGTCGATTATTACGCCAAGGGCGGGGTGCGTGAGCATCATGTGGCGCAGATCGCGCCGGCCGGCGCGTGGCGGGTGTGGGCTGAACCGGAAACCGGTGGTGAAGCGTACATTCCGTTGGCGTCGGGGGCGAAGCGTTCAAGGGCTCTGGACGTTTGGGCTGAAGCCGGTCGTCGTATCGGAGCGCTACCGTTCGCGAATGGTGGCGTTGCGCTCGGGTCTGCCCGCGCTACCGCATTCGCGCCGTCTGTCATCCGGTCTGCGTCGACGGGGTCAACCCCCATGGTTGTGATTCCTCAGGTGTCTCTGGCCGGCGCGACCCTGGTGGGCACGATGGATGGCACTCCATTTCGTATGCAGATTCAGCAGCAGATCGCGGCGAACAATGATGCGCGGGCTCGTGCGGCGAAGGCGGGTTGGTGATGACGGCGACGATCACGCTTCACACCGACCCGCCGTCCGCGCATCTTGTGTGGGAGGCTGCGGATCTGCCGTCGGGGACGCACACGATCAGGGTGACGCGAACGGCGGATGGTGTTTCGTATGTGGTGCGGGGTGCGTCGGCATTGTTTGCTGATGGTGGCGCTGTTCTTGACGACTATGAGGTTCCTCTTGGTGTGCCCGTGTCGTATGTGGCGGAAGCGTTCGACGCCAGTGGCGCAACGCTCGGTACGGTTGCCGCGCTCACGGGAACTGCGGCATCTGATCCGGCGATGGGGTGGTTTTCAGACCCCACGAACCCGAACAAGGCAGTGCAGGTAGCGCTTCGTCCTGACTTCGCCTCGACTCAGACTCGGGTGCGCGCGGTACAGACATATCAAGTCGGTGATCGGGTCGTAGCGTTGCTTGGCGCTCGGGGGAAGCTCACTAATTTTCCTCTTCCAGTGCAGACCACGGATCTCGTCACGAGATCCGCCCTAGACGATGTCCTCGCTAGCACTGTGGTGTTGGTTCGAGTCCCGCCTCCGACGGGAATTCCACGCTTGCTATACCTGGTCGTCCCAACGGTGAACATGCAGGACCAGGACGTGCAGTATGGCGGTTCCTGGACGACATGGGATCTCC